CAAAAGGATCTGTTCCTGCGTGTGTACCTGTTCCAGCGAAGTCTGTATCAGCTTCGTTGAACATGGCTTCAGTTCTATCTACAGCAGTAGTACTGTCAACATATCTTGCTTTCATAGCAAAGATAAGTCCAGTAGGTCCTGTCATAGGTTGAACACCACAGATATCATAGGCTACCAAGTTTGGCATTGCTCTACGAACTAGAGATATAAGAATTGGATCCCAGTTTGCTGCAGTTGCAGTTACACCACCAGGTGCTCCAGCTACTGTACCAGTACCAGCTCCAAGGGCCTCATTCATGGCTCCTCTTTCTTCTTGTATCGCTCTTTCTTGGTTTTCAAGAATAACGGATGTTACAGCTCTCTTGTAGCTATCTTCGATCTTAGGAAGATCGGAGTGCTCGAGGACTGGTGCCCATTTTTCTTGTAAGTTTTCTGACATAAACATTTGTTTATCTCTCCCTATTTAAGTTTACTTGTCTAAAGAAGCAAACTTGGTTAAAGCCGCAGTATATTGTGCCATGCCTTCATTAACTGGTTGAGCTACATCGCCTGCTCCAGAAAAATCTGCATCTTCACTAACTACAGCGCTATCGTCTGAGACAGCTTCAACTTTTTCAATTCCGAAGTAGGATTCTTTCAATGTTGATACTTTCTCTACGAAATTCTCAACACTTTCGAAATCTACATCTTCTGATAAAGCTTTTAACTTCTCAACTTGTGTATCAGCTAAGTCACTAGTGGCTTCGCTAATAATTTTTTCTCTTTGAAGTTCTTCGATATCTTGTTGAGCTGTGATGTTGCTAGCAACTTCTTCGTTCAACTTATCTTCCATTTCGTCAAGTCTGTTTGCTAGTTCTTCAACTACATCAAACTTGTCTTCTGGTACTTCAACATAATGTTCTTCAAATAGTTTTTTCAAACCATTTATGAAATCTTCGGTGAGTTCGGACTTTAATCCTCTCTCAATTGCTAATTCATTTTCTTGAACCCAGCTTTCAGATACATAGTTCAAGTAAGAATCTACTTTTTCAGTTAAATCATCTTTGATTTCTTCAACTTTAGTTTCCAATTCTTCTTCTAACTGTGCTTCTTTTTCAACTGTAATTTCTTTTACTTTAGCTGAAACTGCTGCTTCAAATATTGTCTTAGCTTTAGATTTAAAATCTTCTGATAAATCTTCATCAGAAACAAGAGCGTCAATGTCGTCTGTCATGTCAATGTCGTAAGACTCTTTCTTGACTTCTTCATCTTCTTCTTCTTCTTCTTCGTCATCTTTATCCATGTCGTCCATTTCTTTTGTTGTTTTAGCTTCTTCAACTGAATCTTCTTCTTCAACAATTTCCATACTTTCCATGAAGTCAGCGACTTCTTCGACTGAACTATCTTTAAGATTTTCTACTACACTTCTGATAAGTGCGTTACGACTTAGTGACTCGCTTGTAGCTTCATCGCCATCTTCGTCTTCCATTTTGGACATTTCTTTCATTTTATTCCAAGCTGCTTTCAACTCTTTCATGTCCATTTCTTTCATCTTAGAGACCATAGCCTTTAACATGCCAGATTTGGATTCCATGCCCATTTCAGAGATTGTATCTTCATCAGCTTCGATATCTTCGAAATTGACAGCTTTACCTTTCTCTACTTTTGTTTCGCCGTCTTTGAGTTCACCACCTTTTTCAGAAGCTTTGTCACCACCAGGTGCTTTTGCTTTCTTCGTAGCATCACCAGCTTTTTCAGCTGCTTTTGCATCGTGTTCAGGTGCCTTGTCGTCTGGCTTAACAGCGCCCGCTTTAGCTTTAGGCAATGATGCCTCAGCTATTACTTCTTCTATTGTGTTTTCTAAATTTGACATTAGATCACTCCCTATTTTAAATATAAATTTAAACTGTTTAACTAGTATTTATATATTATAAATTTTTCAGAAAGTCATTAAATACATTTAATTTGACTTCTTGAAGTTTTTGTGTTCTTGCTCTTTGAATCGAATGTTTATATTCTTCAATTTTCTGTGCTTTGATCACACCGTTATCCCAAACCCATTCAACTCCTTCCATGACACCATCTACGAAAGCATCAGGAGCTGATGGATCAGCTACGATATCAGCAGCTGTTGCTAACTGAAAATCTGATTGTACCATTTGAACCCCACCTTTAGCATTAGATGCTTTAAGTGAACCCATACCCCTACTTGATACTCCTAGTCTAGCACCATCATTCAAGAGGTTCTTAACTATTTCTCCCATAGGCGTTGATAAAATTTTTGCCTTTCCAACGAAATTATTTCCGTCTTCTTTTAAACTTGTTATTAGATGAGATGTTCTCTCTAAATTGATTGTCGGTCCTTCAGGGTGTCCTAGTTCTCCATAGGCTCTATTTTGATCAACATACTCATTGTTGTATCTTTTTACTTCTTTCTGCATTACCTCTTTAGGATATATACGACCATTTTTGTTTTTTACTTCTGTTTGAAGCATTACACCTTCAATGTAAGCGTGTTTTTTACCTGTCTTTGGATCTTCTTCAACGAGGTAATTTACTTCGTCTGACCATTGTTCTGATATTAATTTCATTTTTACCTCTTACTTTGCTTTATAAGCTAAACTATCTTGTGCTGAATCAGTATCAAAGTCTAATTCTACATCTTGTGCTCGAGCTGTTTTGTCTTTTGTTTTTTTAGCAATATCCATTGCTACTTTATTCATTTCTATGTATTCACCTGCAACATCATAATCACCTTGATGACCAATAGAAACAATCGACCCATATTTGGGGTGTTTATAATACTTAGCTGTAGTCCCACCACCAGCTCTTTTTGTTAAAGTTTTAGCTAGATTAAACATCTTTTTCGCTTCTTGATCATCTGAAAAAACAATATCCATTTGTGCTATTTCATCATCTCTTTTCAATTTCTTGAGTTCTTTCTCAAGTTGAGATGTTTCAGTTAAATTAATGAAACCTTGTCCTGGGATTGTCCAACTCATATTTATCTCCTAAACTGTTGTGAGATCACCATATCGTGACCTTCCTACGAATAACATACCGAAATCATTCAATTTTTTCATCCCACCTTTGACTTCAACTTCTTTTTTACTTATTTTATTAAATTTTAATTTAAAATCTCTTGCCATTCTAGTCATAGCTTTCATAGTCTGAGAGTCTATGTCTTTCCCATCTCGTCTATGATAAATTTCGGCAGCTTCATCTAAATCTACAGGTCCATCAACTTTTTTTACAGCTTCTTTCCAGAAACTTATACCTTCGTCAATGTCTTCACCCATAAGTTTAACAAACTGATCAGCTGACTTCTTAGCTGTAGCCATATCTTTAAATACACCTAGTTCTTCAAATTCTTTAGCTGACTTAGGTTTAACAAAGACACGAACTTTCTTTGATCCTTTTCTTTCAGCATGATAATGAACTTCTGTATTTTTAATCTTCGTAGCAGAGATATGATTTTTCTTCATATCTTGTTTAAAGTTAACTTCGTCTAATTGTTGTCTAAGTTCTACAAAAGTTTTCATTTTACTTAATCTTCTTGTTTTGGTTCGTTGTTATTCATCCAATCGAGCTGCATTTCAACTCTTTTCAAATCAATAGCGTCTAGTTGTTTATCTTGCATTACACTTTTAAAGTTTTCACCAGCTTCAACATTATTACCGTCTACTATCTGATCTACAAGTGTTCTAGTTTTATCTACCATTTTCATAATCTCCTAAATTAAAAGTCCATATCGTCATCATCACCATCATCACCACCAGCAGCTTCGATTTCTTTATTGATATCAGCAATCTCGGCTTCTGATTGTCTAAGAACATTCTTTCTTATCCATTGTTCAGAATAGTATTTACCAACGAATTGATCTAACTGTTCTAGAGTATTGACTCTTTCTCTCAATATCTCTGCTTCTTTGAGTTCTACGAAATGACCATCTTTTTGAAAGTCATAACTTATATACTCTTTTGATTTCTTCCAATCTTCTTCTGTTACTACATTTTTAAGTATCAGATGAGTCTTTAAAATATCATCAAATAACCTAGCAAATTTAACTCTAAGTCTATCAATGAATCGTGAAAACTTCACTTCATCTCTTGATATCTCTGTCGCTCTACCAATAGCGAACGCAGTTTCTGTCTCTAATCTAGAAATTGGTACATTAAGAGACTTGTACAATTTCTTTTGAAAATATAAAATATCTTCAATCTCACCTAGATTTTGTCCACCTGGTAGTGTACTAATCTCGGTTCCTCGGCCACCTTCTCTACGAGGTAACCAAAAATCTTCAAGCATGTTCATATGCTTTCTATCGTCTTTAACTTCACCTGTGTCAGCGTTATACACTAACTTATTACGATAACTAGTCTGTACTTCTTTTAAGTATTGTTCAGCTCTAGCTTTCGGTAAGTTACCGACATCAATGTAGAAGATTCTTCTTTCAGGAGCTCTTGATATTCTGTAAATAACAAGTGCATCTTCTAACATTCTTAGTTGGTTTACAGACTTCATAGCCTTATGTAAATAACCAACTACAACTTTCTGATTGTAATCTAATAACCCAGAAGTTACATGAGTTATAGCATCACTATTAATTTTTACTGTTTGACCTGTGTTATTACCACTCTTGTCAAATCCCTGGTCATTAAAGATGTAATACTCATCAGTTTTTTTAATTACTTCTACACCAGTCTTTTCGTCTTTCTTTTTATCTACCTCACGAATCTTACGAATCTTTTGAGGATCAATAGGTCTTAAACCTTGAATACCTACTTTAGTATTCTTAGTATCTACCATCTTATGATAATAGAGTCTACCATCGACATACCATTTTCTATATATGTCGTGTGAGAGTTCTCTGAATCCTAATAATTCTAGAACCTCATCAAAATTTTCACGAATTTTTTCTTTAGTACTGTCACTAAAATGATTCACTCTGTCTAAATTAATAGAAACAGGTGCATCTAAGTCATTTGAAGAAATAGATTCGTTGACTATATCTTCAATCGCTGCATCACATTCAGGTACCAGAGACATTGTTCTGTATCTTGTAACTAGGTCGGCTTCGTTTTTAACTCCACCTTCCATGTCAATATACTGACCAATGACTCCACCAGTGGAAGCGAATCCACCCATACCATGGTCTTTACCGATTTCGATAACCGACCCATCATTTTGAGGTGGGACGAAACTTTGTGCTTTAGTTTCGTCACCCTTCTTCCTCTTTATCTCTAATCCAAATAATTCCATACTAATATTTATGCCTTTTTAAAAGCACCCTTATTAAAGAGTTCTTTCAAAATGTGAGTAACAGAACTCAACATCAAAAGTTTCAACAGCGTCACCACCTTCGGTGTCTAATTCAATAGCACCTAAGTTAGTTGGCCACATATTGAAAAACTCGTATGTTGCAATTACTGAGTCATCACGACCTAATTGTGATACAGTAGCTTTGTCGATCATGTAATCATAACCTACAGGTCCGATACTTGAATCAAGTGGTACAATATCTTGCATCCACGCTTCAATAGCAGTCCTTGCTGAAAACTCTGTATCATTGTAGATACCTACTGTCCAGTTCTCGAATGTTCTATCACCTGCTAATTTAACAGTCAAACCTTTGTATTTGATTTCCATAGGTTCAATAACTTGTCCAGGTAAAGCTGCAGTTTTGCACAAAAACTGTATCTTATTTCCTGTTCGAGGTATGAATACCTCAAATCTATTGTTCCTTGGTCCAGCACCTACTAAGTTGGCTTTGAATTGGTTAATTGTTGCCATTTTCTATTCCCCCTTATACTGCTGATTCAGTAGTTGATCCAGGAGCTCCATAGACTTCTTCGAAATCTACACCACTTCTTGATGCTACAAAAGTTAATGTTATGAAGTTGATAGCTCTCGCAGGCTTCACAAATATTGAAGCTACGAATTGTTGAGAATCAACGACGCCGGATGTGTTATTAGTCTCGTCACAGATAACTTGGAAATCATAGATTCCTCGTCTACCTTGAACTTGTCTTAAGAAAGGTTCAATAGCTGCTCTGAAATTAGCTCTTGTAAATGAATCGTTAAACTCAAATAATTGGAACTTAGCTGCTGTTGAGATAGCTTTCTCTAACACTATGAACAATCTACGAACATTAATTCTTGAGAAAGCACTAGCTTCATTAGATGTTAATGTCTTGTCTCCGTATAATAATGTTCCTTGTCCTGGGAATGTAACTACAGGATTAACTCTTGCTCTGTAGAGTGTGTCTCTATCAGCTTGTGTAGGGTTAAACGCTAGTTTTGTTACACCAAAAATTTGACCACGACTGAATCCTGCTGGTGAATACCATGCATCATTCGTATAATCAGTTCTAGCACATAAGCCAGCGACTGATCCGTTGTCAGGTACATATGCATATCTATCATTGTACCTATCGTAAATGTATAACCAGTTTGAACTCATTGTAGAATAACTAGAACCGTTTAAGGTATCTGCTGTTGTTTTTACATTAGTCGCTCCTGAAACACCTGAGTCAACACAATCTGACTTAAGTGGTGAAAAGAATGCCATTACATCTTTTCTATCTTCTGCGATGTTCATTAATTGATTATAGTAACTTGTTAATTCGGCTCTTGTCTCTACAGCGGTACCACTACCATTGTCTGCTTGACTTGTGCCAGATATTATTAAATTAATATCTTGATTATCTGCACTACCAAAATGTGTATCCCATGCTGTTATTTTCTGAGCTGTTGTTGGTTGATTTCCATCTGCACCATTAGTGAAAGATAGAGAATCAGGTAAAGTACCTGTTCCAAAAGTGACTCCCGCAGCGGCTGAACCAGCAGATCCCATAGTAGAACTATGATCTAACCAGTAAACATATTCGCTTTGGTTTTCAATAACTGTAACATAATAGTTAGTTGCACCGAAGTCATTCTTAGCATCTGAAGCTTTTGATAAACCTTCATATTTTTCTAAGATTGTTCCAGGAGTACCTGAAATTTCACCATCTTCGTCAAGAACAACGATATGTAACTCGTCTGTAACACCAGCACTAGCTCTACCAGCTGCATAAGCTGATGTACCTGGAGCACTGTTGAACTGTTGAGCAAATTCCCATTCACGATTTAGAGCTGCACCTGATGCGACAGCTGTTTTTAAACCTTGAGTGGAATCGTCTTCTTGTGCAATTGTAACTGTTGCTTCTCCGGTTGTACCAGAGTCAAAAGTAATTGCCGATATTTTATATCTTGTAGTATCTGATCCAATCAATGTGATAATGTCACCGACTATGAATTTCTCACCAAGAGTAACTTCGATTGAAGTACCTCCAACGGCAGATGTTCCATTAGTTGTTGTAACACTAGCTTGACTATAAGGATTAGCACCACCACATACTGAAATTTTAAGTGAATTACCTAAAGCTCCAGCGTATCTAGCACCATAATTTCCAACAGAGGCTGAACCAGTGTTGTAATTATCGCGGTAGTGAGTTAAGTTTTTGATTAACAAAGACTGCCCACTTGTTGTTGTCGCGTTTACCATACTGGTAGTTGCGATTCTAACTACTTTTAAGTCAATCCCGTAATCTAAGAACATTGCTGCAGGGTAAAAATACTCAGCTGCAATATCTGTATTAGCGGGTTCCCCGAATGAGTCAACAAGACCTTTACCAGAACTTACAGTAGTAACTTCTTCGGCTGGACCCCAACCGAAATGACCACAATATGCTCCTGTAGAACTTGAGACTGCAGGAATAACATTAGTAGCATCTATTTCTTGAACCTGTACACCAGGCGAAACTTGAAATGCCATGTTTATTATCTCCTAATTATTTTCTATAGCTATAAAAAATATTGTTATTTATAAAGTATCAATGAGTTTAATCATTAATAACTAGTATTTATAATTTAGTAAATGTTCACATCTTCAACAACGGTCCAAACATCACCACCTTCTTTGTAACTTTCGGGTATATCTGAGCCGTCATCAATAATACCAAAAGGTACCATGTCATCATCTATCATTTGTTGTTGTTCATCATATAGTAATTTCTTTAATTCTAAATCTGTCAAACTTTGAAAGTATGGTGTTGTGACGAACCATGCAAATAGTACTAAATTCATAACTAAATCATCATGATTACTCCCATCAGCTTCAAAAGATTGACCTTTAGCTACAAAAGTAACTAATTCACTAATTGTAAACTTATCAATTACTCTTAGTTTGTTTTCTTCCATTAATTCTTTAAGTGTAGAACAACCTATTTGTTTAACTTTCCGTGTCATTGTTACACCAATACCTGTTGATTTAACAGTTGATTCCATAAACACATTCGGATATTCTATATCGTAATGTAAATTATTACACACTATTTGACCTTGATCATTATTTTCAACTATAACGATAGCTTCATTATACATTTTTGCGTATCTTGCAATAACATCTGGAAATAGTAAAGGTGATATCAAATTATCAC